ATCATAGCAAACTGATCTTCGTCTGAGTTTGGTGTGCTGGTAATAATTGCCTTACCACCAGTAGCTAATGTTGGTGATAATGCAGTCCAGAACTCTTTTGCCTTTTCAGGTGGTTGAACAAATGCGAATTCATCACAATAAATTAGAGATAGTGACTTACCACGGCCTGTATTTTCCGTTGTAGTTGTTGCTTGAATTCGTGAGCCGTTATCGTATTCGATGGTATTTCTGTTGTAGGTAATAACACCTGCGCGAATAAAGTCAGGAAGATTTTCGTAACCAAAACGGTAGCGATCCATGATGTCTTTTGCACCTTCATACTTGTGTGCTGCAATAAGGACCTGCGCATCATTCATAAACATTGTATACCACAGTAGGTAAACAACTGCGCAAGTTGTCTTTCCCATCTGTCGAGGTAACATAGCAATACATTGCTTATTCTCAACAAATGCAATAATTAATCTTTCTTGATATTCGTAAGGTTCGAAGGGAATCGATCCTCTTACCGGGTGTTGTATCTTAATAAAGTTCTTGGCAAAGTACAAGGGTCCTGTTATAGGGTCCATACATTTTTCAAGATGCGTTACTTCCTCAAGTGTGTACCTGAGTTGAACATGTGCTTTTTTAATTAATACGCCGTCGAGTGATTTTCCCATACTCTTATTTACTGAAAAAAATAGCACCCGAAGGTGCTATTTGGTTTTATAAAAAATTAGTTATGCAACACCAACGGTAATGCTAGTTGCTGCAACAACAGTCGATCCGCTGACATCGATTGTGTTAGGACCAACTGCGGTACCTAGGCGGCGAACACGTACTTGCAATTCAGCTGCGCTATTAATGCTCTTGTCCATAATAACATGAACTAATCCAGTGTCTGCATCAGTAACATAGAACATCAACGGATTTAATTCTTTAACTAATGCTTCAACTGTTTCGTCAACTGCATCGTCTTCAGCTCTTAAATCAATAGCAGTAGCGCCGACATCTTTAACTGTGATTAAATATGCATTGGCATTTAAAGAGTATACTGTATCAACAGTACAATCTAAACCATTTACTCTAGTAACTGTTCCCATTATTTCGCTCCTTTAGCTTCTGCTAATCGTTGTAATAGTTCTGCACGGATAGCAGCACGTAGATCGTTGCCTTCCATTGCCATTGGGTTGTCGCCTTGACGATAGCTGTGCTTGAACATTTTCTTTTCTCTGTGCAAGTCATTGCCGTTTGGAATAGCAGCATCAATATCAAATTCTTCTGGGCCTTCATCTCCTGGTGCAGAATTACCGAATGCTTCTTCTTTCTCTTTCTTTTCCATATCGTGATCATCCATGTCGTGATCACCGTCGTTGTCTAGATCGCCGTGTGCTTTAGAAACATCATCACTATCCATCTCGCCGCCTGGCATGTCGTCGTTGCCTGCATCAAAGTCGGGTAACATCTTTAATGGAGGTAGGCCGCCCATTGGCTTATCCGTTGGTGAAATGCTCATAGCTGGCATTGGCGGCATGCCGTCTGACGGTTGATTAATCATATCTGGATTAACTTTAGTCATTAGTTTCATTAGGCTTTCGATGTCACTCATACCCTGTGCATTGAGATTTACACTCATGCTTGGAGGCGGAGTGTTAGGTTTGCCCATATCGCCCATTCCGGGAGTCGACATACCTGGTGGCATTGAGTCTCCACATGCTTCTGTTGCTGGTTGATCTAACTCACGCATTCTTGCCATTAAACTATTAAAATCCATTTTTTAACTCCCTAAGGCGCTTTTTGCGCCAACTTTATCTTGTTTGATCTTAGGCAGTTTATATTCGCCTTGACCGTTATCTTTCTTTTGCTGTTTAGCAGTCTTACTTAATTCTTTTAAAAAGCCTTTATTAAAATCATCACCAAAGTAATCTTTGTGTTTGATTTTTGTATTGCCTTTGTCAAGATCAGTTTCGTCTAGCACAGCTTCACCGCTAGGTTCGTTATCAGCTAACACCTGCTGTTCTTCACTAGGTTCTCCACTGCCACGTACACGGAAACTATCTTCGGTAAGTCCAATGTCTTTAATGTATGTAACTAGCTGTGGCGAAGTTAATGGGTATTCTGTAACTACCTCAAACACTGTTACTTCGCAGTTTTCTTTGCCTGGAAAGTCTAGCGGCAGTTTCTGAATAGGTGTTGTTGCTACTTTTTCTAAAGTAAGAACGCAGCAACTATCTAGTCTTGCTTTTAGTGTTTCCTGAAATTTATCAGGAAGTTCACCTGCAACTTTGACTTTGAAGCTGTATATTTTCTTGCTTTCAATAAGATATTCTTTAAAAGATTTCATAGTAGTATTTATGCTTTTCCGCTTAATTTTTTCAGAAGCTCGTTGCGATCTGTAATGACATATCCGTTGCCATTGATAACATCATTAGGATCGTCGCCTGCATCTTTCTCAATCTTTAATTTTTTAAGCTGTAGATCGACAGCCTTCAATCGTTTGTCAATTTTATTAGTTTTAGCTGATATAGCATTGCCCATCATACTAGCAGCTACTTCAAAAATACGGCCAGCATACCGTACTTCAACATTCATTCCTAAATCCATTAGATCATCGTAGGCAGTTTCAGCTTTTTTTGCTAGATCGTCTAGTTCTTTTTCGTCTAAACTATCCAACTCTGCAATATGCGGTAAACTTCTTGTAATCTCAGATACTGCACGATAACTATCGTCTAGACTTTTTACTTCGTCGTGTGCAGGTGCGGGCACTGTGGATTCTTCTACAACCGTTTCGGGTTCCGCAGAATCAAGATTGAATAGTTCTTCTAATCGTTTAGTCATACTATTACTTATTTCCGTTTAGTCCCTTGGTGGAAAATATCTCCTTCATTTACCACACGAAATTTAACACCTTGCTGTTTGCACCATGCAGTAGCAGCTTCCCATTTTGCCATGTTCTTTACATACTGTTGTTGATTATATTGACTCTTACCTACTGCTTCTATAAATGTTTGATTACTAGGTTTTACTTCAACTAGTTCTGCATGTTTGCTACCGTTCTTATCTACATACACAACAAAAAAGTCTGGGACATAGATTGTATGTTTACCTGTAAGTGGATCTCTGTAAGGAATTTGAACACTCTCACTGGCCCAGCTTTGCACACTAGGATGTTCATCAAGCATTTTCATAAAAACAAATTCCCAACTGCTGCGAGCCATAGGCATTTTTTTGCCAACATATTTGTCAGGATTTTTTACTTCAAATCGACCTTGTGCAAATTTTGCCATTATGCTGCAATATTCCTAATCTGATTTGGTTTAACTTCAGCCGTTCTAAATCCTAACAACGATGTTGATACACGATTATTATTTAAAATTTCGCCAACTAACTGATTTAATTGGGCCGAATTAAAGATTGACAGTGTATCCATTAGTTGTGCTATAGGTACTGAGTCAATCTTTGCTTGCCTCAGTAATGTCATTGCTACAGTTTGTGCAGCATCATCGTCAAACCCACCTTTTTTTAAAAAACTTACAGCCAAAGTAACATCGTTAGCTGCAAATTCTAACGGGGCTTCACCGTATCGATCGAAATACAGTTTAGTACCAGCTGCACTATCTGTAATAATTTGTGAAGGTAAATTGGTTGCCATTTTAACCTCTATTGCTGTTAATTAATGCTTTCTGCGTAGCTTCTGTTGTCGGAGCAGTAGTTGCACTCTTCGGAAACACTGCTCCTACTATGCCGCCCACTGTCGAAACTGCTGATGATATATTTCTAGGATTTGTTAAAATGTTAATTGCTTCCGATTTTATTTGATCTTTTGATAGGCCTTTGACATTCTTATAGGTATTAATTGCACCTATTGCAGTTCCGAGAAATCCGCCAAAACTATCAAAGGTTGCGCCTGAGTTAATTGCGCCAAACACACTTTCTAATCCATCTAATACTCCGCCTTCGCCGGCAAGAGTAGCTACTCCGCCACCTGCTACTGATATAGGACTTGGCACAGTATCGTAATGCAAATTAGCAAATCCCTTAGGATTATTGTAAGCCACGTTGCCTGCAGAATACTTCACAGCTTCGTATTCTAATTGCATCGCACTTTCATTAAACTCACTTGCTGAATAATCCATATTACCGTGAGACCAAGATTTAATTTTTGGATTTACCAGTGTATATCCTATAAATCTTTTTCTACTCATTGTGTAAATGCTTACTGATTTAAAAAATGGATCAGAGATACTGTTATCTAATCCGTATCTAAAGTTATCTAAATTTGTTTTCGTTGGCCTTAAATGAGTAGCACTATATGCAGCATCGGGGTTTAATCTATCTGCAACATAGTAGCCATAGTAAATTGCCCACAAGGCGCTTACAATACCTGCACTATCATCATGTAGAGTAATACTAACAGGGTCGTAATTGATGTTTTTATAAATTACTTTTTTTCGATTATACTGATTTTTAGTCACTGTATCGAAACTAAATTTAGGAAGTTCAGCAGTTTTTACAAGCAATCCAACTTCTTGGCTATGGTTGTTGGTAAAAGATGGTGATCTAATTGCATGTTTATTAAGCTCAAAACTCACATAGTACAAGAATTTTGTACGTGGCGATAATCTAAACGAGTCGTCAATGAATAAACGAGTAGCATGTTGCCAGTTCGCTTGCTGTCCCTTAGGATTTAATATCCCCTCTGAGACACCTGTTAGAAATCTTGTGAATTTATTTGCCATATTAATATTTATGTCACAAAAAAAGCCCGATAAAATCGAGCTCTTTTTGTTATAAGGTCAATTAGCCTTGGTTTGTAGAAGCACCTGTTACTGCTTCGCCGATTGTACGACCAACTGCTGCACCAATACCACCAATTGGACTTACTGCTGCTGCACCTGCTGCAAACTGTACTAAGTTGTCATAGGCAATTGCTAGTGCAACTGTCATATGTTCGTTAGTGGCATAGTTGTTATCGCCGTAGTCTACGTTCTGCACATAGCAACCGTATAGTTCAAATGTTTCTAGTGTTTCTGGAACCAAAGCACCGTTACCACCGTCTAACACTTCCATACGTAGTGTGAACTTATAGTCAATACCTGAACGAGCTGATGCTTGTTCCATAAAGTCGTATTGCTTCTGGATTTGCTGTCCAACTAACTTTTGAACTTGTCCGCTAGCATCGTCACGCAATGTTAGTGTAACATTTTCTAGTGTATGCTTACCGGCAAGTTTTACCTTACTGTTGTAAACATCAAGTGTCATTTCTTCAAACGACACTTTAGGTCTAGTAATATCCTGAACTTGTTTTGTTAGTTCTGTTGCTGCTGCTACTCCAAATCCTAACAAGGTCACTCTAAAGCGATACTTTAACTTTGGCATAAGAAGTACTTGCGTACTTCCTGCCTGGTTAGTTGTTGGAATACCAAAGTTATTTAATGATGTAATTGCCATTTTTAGAATGCTCCTGTATTTTGTACACGCAATGGAATGTAGATGAATTCAACTGCTTTAACAGGTTGAATTGCAAGATCTAAATATAGCTCATTACGATCAATGCGTGATGGTGTGTTATTACTTTCGTCACATACCACTGCGTAATCGTAAATTGCTCTTAAACCTACCAATTCTAGCAACAAACTTTCTGCTGCCTGTTTGATTTCATCTCGTGTAATTTTATCATTTGGTTCAAATATATATGGACGAGCTAATTTATTCAACTGGCTACGTAGATATACTGTTAAACGTGATACGTTAATACGATCTAATGCACTTGCGTTTCTTGCGCGAGTTTTTTGACCGTATGCAACTAGGCCAACGCCGTTGAAGAACGGAATTGGATTAATCTTTAGATCATAAAGTGTGTCGCGCTGTCCTTCATTCAATGCAACAGTTTGGAATTCTCCGCTCAAGCTGTCAATATAACCAACTGCTGTAGCATTAGTAATTCCACCACGTCTTGTTCCTGCTGGAGCAAACCATGGATAAGAAACATTGTCGCTTAGGGCGATTGTTTTTAGCATCATGTGACTTGCTGGAACAACTGCTGGAGCACCGCTTAGATCAGTGGTAAATCCATTTGGATAGTAAGTTGCTAGGTATTCGTCATATGTAACAACACCATCATCACCATTATCAGTTACTAGATTAGCGTTAGTACCCCAAGTAGTTAAACTTGTAGCATCGCTGGCTAAACGTAATGGAGTATCGCCGATTACAAACGCTGTAATACCTCGGTCAATATTTAAGTTAACTAAGTTGCTCATTAGCTCTGGATAACCAGGAGCAGCAATAATGTTAAAGTTACGACGTTCTTCATCACGGATTTCTGAGCTTGTATCCACTACACTCTTCATTGCCTGCACAACAACTTGACGTTGTGCCTTGCGACCAAAGCTGCCTGAACCATCTTCGTTATTGCCTGAAGCAGTAACCCAACGATCAGTCCAGTATGCATCCATACTTAAACCTGAACCGCTGACAAATGCACTACCAGCTAATGTTGCGGTACTTGTACGTGGATTATCTCCAGCAGTATCAATGTAGCTGTTTGCGTATTGTTTAACGTTACCACCATTACGACGTAGGTTCCATAGCAACATACCTTTTGGATATAGTGCTGGGTCTGGAGCATCCGGATCTAAGAAGTTGTTAGTTAACAAGTCTTCAATTGTTCCTTGTGCTGATGATAATCCGTCTGTATTCCAACGTGCATCGGCGAACAATACACCTTCTTCTGTTGTTTGATCAGTCTTGTCAACTAATTCCCAACGTTGTGCAACGTCAGCAATATCAGTTAAGTTACTGTTGTATCTGTAGATAGTTGGGAAATTTTCTAAGTCAGCTGTGCTGATCCATAAATCGCCTGTTTGCATACCTGTAACATACGGATTACTAGCTGCAACTACCGGAGCATACCCGACTCTAGTTGATGCTGATTCAAAATATGGAGCAGTTGAGTGTCTGTAACCTACCCAAGTAGCACCGTTGTGGATCATTAGATCAACATCTGCAAAGTTTGGATTGTACCACATCTGACCATCAGTTGGTTCATTTAGTGGAGCATCACCGCTTGCAGCAGGTCTTGGATTGTCAGCAGCTAGTGGCTTCCATCCTGTAACTAAGTAGTCATCAGCTGCGCCAGCAACTAACAATGCTGATAAGCTATAGAAGTTTTCAGTACCTGTTCGTGTGCTAATGCTGTATGCTGTGAACAAGCTGCTTACTGGAGTACCTGTACCGTCAGTAATTCTAAAATCGCCGCCCAATGTGTGGCTGATTACTAATTTAGCAGATGTTGCATTTACTGTAACAACAGAAGCTACAATATTTGTAAATCCTGCTGCGTTGATTGCTCCTGCAATTGTATCTGCATCATCGCTAGTACCAGCAGCGGTAAAGCTGATAGGCTTTGCAGTATCTAATGCTTCTTGACCTTTTAATGATTCAGCTAAATCAAATGTGTAGGAACCAGCTGCTAGTGTAGTAGCATTAATTGAATTTGAAGTAGCACTGGTTGCTGCATTTGCTGCAATGTTTCTATACCATACGCGGAATTCTGTTGTTCCAGGAGTAGCATCAAACCCGCCTGTTTCAGTTGCGTTGTATTGTGTAAACAAAGAGTCTGCAGAAATATTTGCGCCGCCGCCGCTACGATCTAGGTAAAAACTAGCAGCATTTGTTGAGGCATAAATTGGAGATTCATTTGCTACCCATGATAATGTAGCAGAACTCCAACGCTTAACTCTTAAACGAGCACCATTATTTGGTTCTGTAGTTTTGATCCATACAGAGCCTGTTGGGGCACCGTTTACTGTACCTGCGTTGTCAGCAATTTTAAATGCTGGAACACTAGTGTGTGGGCTTTGTTGTAATTCTGGTGATAGGTATAGTCCAACGGTAATTCCGCCTACTGTATTCCACGAGGCAGTACCATTTTCTATTAAGATTGCACCATCAGCTCCAGTAGAATCGCCGCCGTCACCGTCTGCTGCAGATGTACCATCTGAATAGATATATAATCTGTTGCTAATTACCTGTGCAGTAACGCCAGTGATGTTAGCAGCAATAATGTTAGCTGCAATTGTTGCAACGTTACCGCCAGCAATTTGACTGTTATTAATAAACAATGTACCTGAAAGTGTTCCAGTGTATGCTGAACTTGATACAACTGGTAAACTTGCTTTCCACTCTTGTGAGCCAATTAGTACCCATTGTCCAGCGTCAACTGCTACTGCTCCGCCTGCAACATTACCATTGCCTGCTGATTTAAAATACATTCTTGCTAGTTCTTCGTTAGCACCAAATGATCCATCACCTTCGACTGTTTGGAATACAACTGCGTAATCGCCAATTGCGCCAACTGAGCCTTTTGGTGCTCCGTTTTCGACCTTAGATGAATCGCTGTCTGTTAATACTGTTGGTACTTTTGAAGCAAACTTTTGTCCGCCAGCAACTGTTGGTGCAGCACCATTCCATTCTTGGATACCCCAAGTGGTTGCCTGGGTGTCAATCCACCATTGGCCGTTTGTTGGGTTCGCTCCCGGGGCATCAACTTGTGCTTCGAGCTCATCTAAGTCAATGTCTGCACGAACGATAAACGCTGCGTTGCTAACACCTAATAAACTGTATGCTGCTAAAAGTCCATATTCGTTACGTTCTGAACCGTGTATTGGAGTAGCACTTGCTGTCTGCTCGAAGAACGGTACACCAAACAAGTCTGTTAAATCTCGTTGGCTAGTTAATTTAAATGCTTTGCCAGCATTTGCTTTAGTTGTTGCGGAAGCAGTGCCTGTGCCTGCTCCGTTTGTTTTGTTTTGCGCTGAAGCTACTACGATAAGAGGAGTTGTGCCTGGTTCTGCAGGTGTGTAAAAACTCTCGTCGATTACCGTAACTTGTACGCCGGGTGATTGTAGTGCCATATTCCCTATTCTCCTGGTAATAGTTGCTAATACTATTTAGCGGCTAATCAGAAAAACGGGCAGTTATAATCTTCGATAAAGGGATCGAAAAGGTTTAGTTTAGTTAAATAATATTATGAGACCACTTTGTAGGTGTGGACAACGGCCTCGCGCTGTTAATTATAAAAAGAATAACAAGGTTTACTATCGTAGCCTGTGCGAAATCTGCATGGCTAATGGATTATATCACGGTATTCCTAGATGGAAACGTGCTAACTACAAAATAAAAAACACCTGCGACAAGTGTGGATTTAAAAGCCCGCACTTGGAGGTGTTTAAGGTATTTCACGTAGACGGCGATTTAAACAATTGCCGACACGCTAATTTAAAAACAGTCTGTGCCAACTGTGCGCAACTGCTCGGAAAGACTGATGCGACGTGGCGGCAGGGCGATCTCGTTGCTGATTACTAGTTTAGTTTGTTTATATAGAGCGTCAATAGTACTGTTGTTATCGATGATGTGATCAAATTCTGTACCCACCCATGCAGTTTCGCTAGCATGGATTTTACGCATTTTTAGTTCGTTAATAGCAGCATTCTTCCCTTGATTGGCTTCTACAGCAATATCATACCATTCAGGAAGAGCCCCTCGTTGTACCCATAGAATTTTTCCACCGGCATTGCGAATACTGAATATTTCGTTAGGGAAGCGGCAATCTGAAATAACCACACTGTCTTTAGAGTTACGGAGTTTGTTTTCTAGGCTGGCAATCCAAATGTCATCATGGAAGCCTTTGCGGCATACTTCAGTGCCCCAATATTGCAGTACCCATCGGGGAGTTAATGTGGGCATGTCTAGTCTAGCTGCCCACCACGGATCAACTTGTTCTCGCCACTCTCGAGCTTCTTTAGTACGGCCTTCTAGCATGGTCCTGTCCCAACCAAACACTGCTGCAACTGCATCTTTTAGAGTCGATGCAAAACTTTCTCTACGGAATTCTTGGAAATTTTGTAGGTAATCTGCTACTGTATCTTTTCCCGATCCGATAAACCCACATACCCCTATAATCATAACTATCTCCTATATGATAATTATACTATAATAATGATATGGGGTCAACCTATCTATAAGGTTTTGGTTGTTTTGGTTTATTAGTGTTCAATCTATTAGCTAATACACTTGCAGTGTTGATAGATTTAGTTCTTTCAGTTCTTCTAGCTGCTTGAGGAGCAGTGCGTGCTCTGGTAGTTTTCATCTTCTGGGCCTGCGCCATATCCATAGGCTGGTGGCATTTTGATGGATGACTAACTTGTCGGCTCTTCCTTGGACCTGATGAACAACGGAATTTTAATTTAGTTGTGCCGCCGCGAGCAGTGTGCTTGCCAACACCCCAAACCATTTTAGCAGTTTCAGTATATAACTCTTCGTCATCTTCAAAAATAAATTCATTAGCTCTCATTATCCAATCACCCATCCCCAACCTTGTGTAGTAATACCAGTTTTTAGATCTTCGTTAAGTTTATCTATATCACCTTGTCCTTCAGCTTTCATTGCTGCACCGTTAAGCGCTGTGCCACCTTGCGGGCCTGCAATGCTGGCAAACTTTTCACGTGCTTGGCCCAGCATCATCTTACAGTTGGCCAGTGTGTAGTCTTTAACCCACTGTCCAGAATATACATCATCAATGATAGAAAAATCTGGTTTAACATTGTACGCCAAAAGCATTACTGATTCTTCGCCTCTTGGACGTTGCTGTATGATAATTTTATGACTTTGAGGATGCCAGGTAAAGTTGATAAAACTACCAAACATTTTACCTACTTGTTCTTGATACTGCGCAAACAGTTCGTAAGTTAATAGGCCACCCATATTTGTTGAGCTTAACAAATAGGTGTTGGTGTAGGCAAGGTTAAATGGTTCAAATACAGTTCCGCCTGTGCCGTTACCTGTACGACTTCCTACACTGCGACGAAAAATCTGTCGAACTTGTTGAACTTCTTTTGGAAGTATATACTCGTTTTGATCTTGTACAAGAGTTAAGAATAGATAGCTTTCCTCCACAGCGTTATCACTACGCTGGCGAAATACTGCCAAACTGCGTTGTAGTGCTGTTTCGTAGTGGATAGGATCTAACTCTAAGTCAATCATGCCGTCGCCTAGCATGGCCTTGCAGTAGTCAAATACCTGTTGTTTTGCTTGATCAGATGTGCTCATACTGTTATTTATCGTTGCGCTAAATATACGTATGCCAAGATTAAGCCTCTACCGGCCCGAAAAGGGCAACGACTACAGATTTATAGATAAAAATATTTGGGAAATGTTCCAAGTTGGTGGTACTGACGTCTTTGTACATAGATACATAGGGCCTGGTGCTGCTGCACACGGAGCTACTCCTAGCACTCCTGCATATACCGGAGATGCTAATCCGTTTCAAATACAAGATTTGCTATTTTTAGAAAACAGAGATCGCAAATACGATCCAGACATATATGTTCTACGTGGTGTTTATAGTCTTACAGACATTGACTTTAACCTAAGTCAGTTTGGATTATTTTTACAAAACGATACTGTGTTTATTACTTTTCATATCAACGATACAGTAGAAAAACTTGGTCGTAAGATCATTGCAGGTGATGTGATTGAATTGCCACACTTGAAAGATGAATATGCGCTGAATGATTTGAGCTATGCGCTGAAAAGATTTTACGTTGTTGAAGAAGTCAACAGAGCAGCAGAAGGATTTAGTGTGACTTGGTACCCGCATCTGTATCGTGCCAAATGCAAACCGCTGGTTGACAGTCAAGAGTTTAAACAGATACTAGACGGCATTGCTAATACTGATGCAGACAAAGGTGCATACAATGTAAACATTACCTACTATCCTGGGGATATTGTTAAAGGCCCAGACGGTAAGCAGTATGAGGTTATTCAAGAAGTAACCGGGTCTGCTCCACCAGATAATACCTATTATAAACTTGCAGATAGTCTCAAAGACCTTATGAGTACATATAATAAAGAGATGGAGATCACCCAGGCCATTCTCAATCAAGCAGAAGCCGATGCTCCTAAAAGCGGTTACGATACTAGTAAATTTTATACGCTTCAACGTGATGACGATGGCACTACTTCATTGATCACTACGGATAGTGATTTAATCAATCAATACAGTGTTGACAATGAGGTACAGGCTACAGACGCAGATGGTAATTTATTATTTGATACTAACAATGATCCTATCTATGTTGGCGTAAATGCAGCATCGACATTTACATCAGCAGACGGAAAAGGATACCTTGGGTATCTAACAGGTGACGGTGTTCCTCCGAATGGAGCACCCCTGACTGCTGGATTGGCATTCCCTTTCAATCCCGTAGACGGACAGTTCTGTTTACGAACAGATCATTTGCCAAACAGATTGTTTAGATACAACGGAACACGCTGGATGAAATTTGAAGATAACGTGCGTATGACTATGAACAATTTAGGCGCTAGCGATGTTGGCGCTGGCAATACTTTTGAAGGTAAAGACATTCGTCAAACACAGAAAGCAACGTTTGTTAATAATACAACAGTTAATACTATCGACGGGCATACCACAACAGAAAAACAAAGTCTATCCAAGGCGTTGCGACCACAGGCGGATGAATAATGTATATCTATAAATTTATACATACCGAAAGCGGAAGAGCGTATATAGGGCAAACTATACAAAATCCAAATCGGCGTCGGCTTGAACATATTGCCGATAGTAGGAATACTCCAAGAACATATCACTTTCACAATGCTTTAAAAAAATACGGATCAGAATCATTTATATTTGAAGTTATTGCAGAAGCGAAATCTTTGGAAGAATTAAACTTGTTAGAGGAAAAATATGTGAATCAATACGATTCTATTAACAATGGGTTTAATATTCGACAAGCAGGTGGCAACAAGCTACATTCTGAAGAGAGTAAACAACGGATGAGTGATGCTCAAAAAGCTGCTCATTTACAGAGAAGATTAGAAGGAAGAGATAGCGGATGGAAAAGGAAAGATGGCGGGCCTATGAAAGGAAAAATCTGTTCCGAAGAAAATAAACAAAAAAAACGAGAAGCACATTTAAAAGCACAGCACTATACTGGAAAAACTTGGAAAGTTATAGATGGTAAAAGAGTGTGGTTAACTAAGGAGGCTGTGGCTAACGCTACTGTATAATCATCGACTATTTTTATGACGGACAAATAAGACGCTATGTCACGCAATTTATGCGTGTGTTCATAGGATTTAAATGGGAAGCGGGCAACGGCGATCAACAGACTGTTCCTGTAATGTACGGGGACATGAGTCGTCAAGTTGCTAGCATTATTAAAGAAAATAGCGAAAACAAATTACCGACAGTCCCCCGAGTTGCTTGTTATATTAGCAGTTTAGAAATGGACACTACTAGACTAAGCGATCCAACATTTGTAAGTAAAGTGCATATTAGAGAACGTAGATACACTGATGCCAGCGGCACTAGAGATTATCAAAATACTCAAGGTGGCAATTATACTGTAGAACGATTAATGCCAACTCCTTTTAAATTGAGTATGAAGGCAGACCTCTGGACTAGTAATACTGATCAAAAATTGCAATTGCTTGAGCAAATCTTAGTATTGTTTAATCCCAGTTTAGAATTGCAGACTACTGACAACTATATTGATTGGACCAGTCTAAGTACAATGTTCTTGACCACTACTAATTTTACAAGCAGAACTATTCCTGCTGGTGCTGAAAGCGAAATTGATATTTTAACATTAGAATTTGAAATGCCAATATGGATTAGTCCTCCTGCTAAAGTTAAAAAGCTAGGCGTGGTACAAAGTGTTATCGCTAACGTATTTTCAGAAAATGGCGATGTTGTAAATCTCGATAATTTAGTTTATAATCGAGGGTCGGGCTCGTTCAGTACAACAACTAATCGATACCGAGTATTGTTGTTTAAATCAAATACAGGCAATCTTACTGACAACCAATTTGATCTTACATTGGTCAATCCGACACAAGCTGTACAGGTATTAGGATTAGATGAAAAAGAATTTTCAAATGGAGCGGCGGTAGAGTGGGTTCGAATCTTAGAAGTACAAGGCGGTTATGTTCCAGGAAGCAATGTATGGTTTAAAAATTCGGGTTCTGAGATACAAGGAACCTTTGTAATCAATCCATTAGATGCTACAATACTAACTGTGACACTAGATGCTGATACCTATCCTGCTAATACAGACATTCCGGGATCATCAGAAGTTCGAGGAACAATCGATGCAATAGTAGATCCATACAAATATAATCCGGTAGAAGTATACGGTAGTCTAAGTAGCATACCTGTCGGTCTTCGATTCTTAATGTTAGACGATATTAATACCAGTGCCAATAGAGGTGACTTTAATAGATTGCTCGAAGGTAACGATAGTTCTCGCGATCCATATGATGGTCCGGACGGATGGAAAGACTCGGCAGGAGCTGATCCTATTGTCTTTGCTAATTCTATCATAGAATGGGATGGCACAACTTGGTCCTCAATTTGGGAACCTAGTGCAGAGACTGCAAACACGGTAGTACAAAATATCCGTACAGGTATCAAATATCGTTGGGATGGCACACAATGGCTCAAAGCGTTTGAAGGTGAATATGCGCCAGGAGATTGGAACTTCAAACTAATCTAAGATAAGTACTGGCATGCAATCACGTGCCGGCTTATTATTTCTAGCAAAAACCACTGGAAGAATACTGCTCATCTTAGAAAATGACAAGTGGACTGTACCTACCTTTGCTAGATCAGGGCCGTTATTAGACGATGCAAAATTGCTGTTAGATACGTACTCACAAGGTAAAATATTACCTATAGAATTGTATCTTAGTGAGGACCGGGGATTTGAATACGGTACGTATGTGTGTGTAGTTGATCAAGAATTTTTAACTACAGCAGCACCTACTATGTGTTGGGCAGAACTAGAGTTACTTCCCAAACAATTACATGTCGGATTACGAACTACCTTACACAATCAAATTATAAGAACAAAAATAGAAACCATTATGGAGTTAGAAAATGTTACCATTAATTAGTAAAAATGAAAGATTTAAAGCTGATTGTCAAAAATACAAACATTTTATCGATTCTACCGATAATATACAACTTAAAATCGAAGTAACTACTCTGTTAAATCAGCTTATGGCAGAGGCTCGACAGATCGATAGTTTTTATCAGTCTTTGTCATCTGGTGCAGGAATTGCGTCTAGAGTAGAAGACACTAGAAATAAACTTTCTAGTATTAGAAAAGATTTAGAGAAGCGATGTGCTTCTCTAAAACCTTAAGCCTGTGCTTCACCCCAACGTAAGATCAAGTTAGCCACTGTTGATGTTCCTGCGGTCTTATATATGTTAATTGCTAACACATCAGGGCCGTTAGGATAAGTTCCACGACCTCCTAATGTAGTATTAGTAAGTTCTTTTAACTCAGTTAATATTAACGAATTAGTTTCTCCTGGGTTAGCAATAAACGAAAATACAGTTTCTCCCGGTAATGCATATGGAGGCTGTCCGAATGAAAATGCAACAGTAGCTCCACCAGCAATAGTAGTGTTTGAACTTTGACTGAAATACACAACGTATTCGTTACCCGGGCTACTCCCGACATAGTTTGCTGGCCCAAATACTTGGGTTACACGAGTACCGGCTGGGAACTTTGTATCTGACGCAGCAATTTCAGTACCTACAATTGCTCCAATTGCTTCCCAACTAGCCGCAGTAAAGTACAAAAAGTTTCTGTTAGTTAAACTAACAGTCGAAGAAGTTGTTGCACTTGCGGTAGTTTGAACAGCTCCGCTATTCCAGTTTACTGATCCGCCTGGAGCAATTTGTACAAAACTAGGTTGTCCGCCTTGTGCTACTCCGGATATTCCGCCCCATGCAATGTCGCCTGGGTCTACAGGATAGTTTTGAGGATTTAATACTCCTTCAATAACAATACCGCCAGTATTTGTTGCTACCGCATCAGATGATACTGCAATTTCTCTAAGTAATAATTGCGCACGATTTAATAACTCTCGTTCTCCTAAATCACCAACAAGTGCATTTGATACACTAGGAGCTAATCGAAGTAAGAATGCTGTTTTCTTTGTAGTTGAAACAGTATTACCTGTAGATGCATAAGTGAATAAATATCCGCGATCCTCATCAAATCTACCATCTGTTAATAACGCACTACCCCAGTGACTAATAACCGGCGTAATTGTTGTACTAATTAATATAACACCTGTATTTGTACTATGGGCAGCAGCCGGACCTGCTGTATATGTTCTGTTAGCTCCGCTTGCAAAATTTTGATAACCTGCACTACGAACACAACCAGTTAATGTATTACCACTTTTTCCTGTAAAAGAAATCAGCTCGTTATCTATATAAACTACACCTGCAGTCGGAAAGTAAAATGCATCGTACAACAGAATAGTTGTTTGCGATTCATCCATTGCTGCTGCTAAACTATCTTTTGCACTTTCGTTAATTACTTCGTATCGAACTGGCAAGTTGGCCGTTCGCATATATGCTTCTGTGTTTACGTTACTATTACGAATTCTATGTAAGAATATAAATCTACCGTCAGCGCCGCGCAACATAAATTCAACAAAGCCTGCTGCGTACCAAGTATACTGAATTCCAATCATCTGCATCTTAGTAACATCAATCGAGTATCCACTCGGGCCGGTGCCATCAGCTCGATCCAGATTCCATTCTGTTTGAGGAATTATTAAATCTGCTGTCAAACACATTTTTGCCGATACAGCATTAGATACTCCACGATAATCAGGATTAAAAGTTAATTCGGTGTCACTAACTACATCTGTTATTACATGACTCATACCTTTTAATACCACTCGATCACCGACTTTTAATTGATTAGTAAATCGTGTGTTAACACCTGTAACTAGATTTGAATCAACATTTACTGATACACTTCCGGCTATTTGAAATGTACTACTACGCTTGCATAACGACAAATATTGTCCGTCGTATTGATAAAATAATCCATTTTGATCGTCAAATGGTCCCGATCGTACAGTTGCACCATGCCATGACTTTACTGACATTTTGGGATTATCGCCTAATATTGCTTCAGTTGTAGTTAATGATCTATTGCTACGTACATCAAAAGATCTTTCGTTAATAATTGAATTTACAATAAACGTTCCGTTGTATCCTGCTGTTTGAAAACCAGATACTTCAATAATTCCACCAACTTGTAGCCCGTGATCCGTATCGTCTGTGGTAAATGTTATTAAACTATTGATTATAGTAGATTCTGCTGTCCCACTAACTAAATCATAACTAGGCGCAAACAATGCTCCAGTAGTAAACATTATACCTTTACCTGACTGATAACGAATATATTTTTTACTTTGGCGCACAGCTTGCGCACCGTGTTGTGGGCTGCCGGTACCTAATTGCACGCCGCCGTCATACGGTCTATGTACAAAGAACGAATCAGGTCTAGCATAAACTTCGCCCGTTAAGCTAGAAACAGATGTATCAATACTTAACTGCGCTCTTGCAACCCATCTAACTGTTGTTTTATTAGGTACTTCTGATACTAAAAACGGACCTGCTGCAACATCGTGATTATTTCTAACAACTGTGATAGCTTGCGAATTTGTATTATTACCAACTGCTGCCCAAACATTACTAGGTCCAATTGTACCTGATGCTAAAGAGTTCCAGTTGGAGGTAGATGTTAAATTTAACAAAGTCCACGTTATTCCATCGTAAGATGAAGCAATAGTAGATGTTCCAGAAGCTATTGTTATAAAAACATCATTCCCAAATTCTACTGCCGACCAAGTTGAGCTGGATGGCAAGGTGCCTCCAGTTGTCCATGTTAATCCGTTTGTTGAATATGCAGTAGCATTGCTTCCTGATCTAACAGCAACAAATCTAAAATTACCGTAGGTAACGCTACTCCATGTACCAGAACTAGGTAGCACCCCAGTTGCTGCCCAAGTGACGCCGTCGTCGATACTGTAGTTTACAACCGTTCCACCAGAAGCAATAGCTATAACGATATTATTTTCATTTATTATTCCGCCAGTAACGTCGGTCCAAGTAGTACTAACTGATAATGCTCCACCAGCTGACCATGTTACTCCACCGTTTGTACTTCGAGCAGTAGCAGTGCTTCCTGATCTAACAGCAACAAATACTCCGTTGGCATATGTAACACTAGTCCATGTGCCGCTACTCGGAAGTGTACTGGCAGTCCAGGTTGTTCCAGTAGTTGAATAATTAGCAACAGTGCCACCACTAGCTACAGCAACATAATATACAACGTCATTGACTAATCCACTAGCAACACTGGTCCAAGTAGTGCTAGTTGCCATAGTACCGACACTCCACGATTCTAAATTTATCGATACTGCTGCTGAACTACTACCCGATCTAATGGCAACATATCTTCCATTGCTATAAGTGATTCCCGACCAAGTGCCGCTACTAGGTAACACAACTGTTCCTATTGAGGAAATTGCTGGAGCTGGATTTGACGTGATATTAAGTAATAATCCCGATCCTGGGAGTAGTCCGTGATTGGTTACAAATGATGCTTGTAATGTTGGAATAGCTCCTGAATCAATTTCTGTACCAGCATCTAATGATGCCGTTAATGATTCACTAATTTCTATTGCTGAGTAAATGTCAATAGGTTCGCCTGCAATTGCAGTACCTGTTATAGATATTGAATCAATTGCGCCGCCTGCTGTTACACTATTAACTGTGATAGTTGCATCGTTAGTTGGAGATGTTCCTCCTAAACTTGTTCCTAGTACTAGTATTCCGATGTTTTCACTATAATTCGATCCTGATGTAAATGATAAGGAAACATAATCACCGTTATTTCTCTGAATGGAGAACAATGCATTTATTCCTGACGGAGATAAATTTAATCCAATAACCCCGACAAATGATTGGTCACCGGTTATTCCCGATCCAGCTAACGAAAATGTACTAATACCGCCCAATTCATCTACAGTGTCAACAGTGACTATTAGATCATTATCTGGGCTGGCACCACCTAGTAATGTACCTGCAAATGTAAGTGTTTCGTCTGCAAGATAACCTGTTCCTGCAATTATTACATCAATTGAATATTCTCCAGAACCGTCTTCTCTGGTAACAGTTATATTAAAATTTCCACCGTCTACTGAAGTAGTGGATGTAGAAGAAATCTCAGAATATATTCCATTAACACTCACACCTGCACCGCTTGCAGTTACAGAGGTTATGCGGCCACCTGCAGAAACAGTCAGTATTGTAATAATTGCGTCGCTGTTGCCACCAGTAATAGTAATTATATCATCAACTTCATACCCTAATCCAGGATTACTAGTAGTTGCAGTATCAATAACGCCAGCTGTTTGAGTAATGTTAACTGTAAATCCAGTTCCACTACCGCTTGTAGTAGTAGGTACATCAGTATCGTCACTATAACCAGTTCCAGGGTCAGTCAATGTAACACTTTCAACAATTCCTTCAGATGCACCAATGTTTGTAACAGTTAGTGTAACATCATTTGCAGGAGTTAGCCCACCGACGGTTGTTCCTATTAAGTTAATTCTATCACCTAATTTATAGCTAGTTCCTTCGGCATTAGGTACTACAACATAATCGCCGCCTGATAAGGACACATTAAATGTTGCATTTATTCCAACTGATTCTATATTCGATCCAGCAACTCCTAAATAAGACTGAATGTTACCTCTAATAGAAGCTGTTAAATTGTCCGATAATGTTAATATGTTTCCACTAATATTATTAATAAACAATGTAGTTCCGGATCCATTATCTAATGCCATTCCTTCAACAATCAATGTTGTATCGGACAACACAATCGATGTTGATCCTGAAGATACACTAGTTTCAGCAGTTTTAGTAGCTACAATGCCGCCAGTGCCTAACACACCAGTAACTTGAGCACCTAACGGAATTGCACCACCTACTGTTGGGGCCCCAACAGTAGGAGCATCGCCAATGAATGCTATGCTAGAAGACCCGGCTGGTGTTATACCAACAGAATTGATAGTGGTAGACGCGCCGTTACTAAACACTGAAATTGTAGGATTTCCAATTGCGGCTCCTGTATAAAATGAAGCCTGTCTCAATTGTGTAGAGCCAGATGATAATTCTTGTCCGTTAGAAATGCCTACTTTAGCCTGTGCGTAGTAGGTAAACGTTAGATCACTTGGAACTTTTGTAATTAAAAATGAACCTTCTGCTCTTCCTACACCAGTAACTGAAGTAGATAATCCTTTAATAGTGATAGGTTGCCCAACTGTAAAACCGTGCGGACCATTTGATCGAACAGTTATTAACGAATTACCAACACCGCCTGTGGGTTCGCTTGCATCTGTAATTATTGAAATTACAGAAGTATCAGAACCAGGAATTTCGTATACAGAAGGATATCCGCGTTGTAACGAAATTGCTTGCCATTTAGTTGGCTGCAAGCCGTATTCAAAGTCAGCATCGAGCATAGCCTGTGGTGTTGACACCCTAATACGTTCAATAGCATCAGTACCAAAATCCCAAGGACGAATTGTAGTTACATCATCTTCGACAAATATTTGAATATCATCAGTAGAAGTCGCTGCTGATGTATCTACTGTTAGATTAATCGAGGTAATACTGTCTGATGTTTGTAAATATCTTGGAAAATCTAAATCACTAAGGCCGCCAGACTGTCCACCACCCGAACTCTTCCCAGCCTTGTAACTAAATTCTCCTCCAAGTAACGAATCAGTAAAATTGTAAATGATCTCGTTTAATGAAGCATTAGTTATTAATAATAATTCAGCAGGAGTATATTTTCCTTGTAATCTAATCTGGCCAACACCTGCAACTGCTGCTGGAATTGCGGGCGTGCCTCCTGAAATTACCCCGGTTATAATATCTATAAGATCACTAATTCTACTCTGAGCACCTTCTTCAGCGTCTTGTCCAATAATAGTTACCTGTGAGGTAATTAGTTGGTAGCGAATATCAGGAATTGTGTTTGTTAACACATAATCACTAATTAATGTTTTAATAAATGCGTGTGTTGCTAGAACTGGATCTAACGCTAACTCCCCAATTTGAGGAAGATTGTCGATCCATAAATAATTAGAAACATTTCGAGTTTCAATGTTTCCTCCGTATCGTAAATCGTGTAAATATGCATTTAAATAATATCCTACGTCTCGAACACATGTAGAAGAATCATACTGAAATCCTGTATAAGGACTAACATTGTTTTCTATATTATAATTAATGTAAGCGATTTCTTCTGCAATGATAAAATCAATATTTGCTTGAATTAATGCGTAAGCCTTTGGAAATAGGTTATCATCTTTTGATAAGCCTGCTCTAAATACATATTCTGCTATTCTTTTCTTTGCCATTTTTTTTCCTTAACCGCCAAATGCAATGCTGAATGCAGATATTCGTTGATCTACATAGTCTTTTCTTGTTGCGTGATATACTTCTGTTGGAGCTGTTTCAATACTTACAGACGTAAATTGTGATGATCCAGTAACAGATAAAGTTCCAGCTACTGATGAATTTCCTGTTATCGACACATCACTATTAATAATACCTAGTATTGATAAATTTCCAGTGACTGTTAATTCTGTAAACTTGCCGCTAGCAGGTACTGATAATCCTACTGCAATATTATTCATTGATCCTGTGGACGATGCTACAGCTATTCCTGTTGCTGATACACTGTTGATTCCCAAAAAATCTTCAGGAGAATCTAATATTGAGGTTATTGTGATAATTAAATCGTTTGCCGGAGTTTCACCGCCTAGCAACGTTCCTGGAATAATAATAGTTTGATTAATATCAAATTCAATTCCGGGTGTTATCAGTGTTACAGAATAAACACTATTATTTCTTGTTATATTAAACGATGCTCCACTTCCGGTATTATTGTTTATAACTCCAGTAGTAGTTTGTGAAATATCTTCGTATAATTGATATCCAATATCTTCAGGATTATAAATTCTTACTTCGCCGTTGATAACTGAAATATACGGTGTAGATGATTGACTAACAGTGAAATCACCGTCAATGTTTAGATATTGAAGAGTTCCTACTTTTTCCAAGTAGCTATTTTTTATGCCTTCACCGAAACTAATCGTGGAATCGAGCCCCGAAATTAATTCGATCCCGCCAATGATAACATTTTGTACATCTAAATCGTTACTTAGCGTAAGGCTTGCGCCCGTAATCTCTCCGGTCGGCCCTACTAAAAATCCAGGGCTTTTGAATCCGCTTTTAGATTCAAAGGGTATGTACTTAACAGTCACTATTAATCTCCATTATTATTCCAACTACAACTTCTACAAAGTAATAGTATTTATGTAGCAAATTTTATTAAGGAGTTAATTGATTCATTGTATGGAAGTAATGGGCGCTGAATATTAATTTACTACCGTTAGCTAAGGTTGAATTATCATTGATCGCCGGACTAACAATTAACGAAACTTTTGAAGCAGATACGGTTGCTGTAAACTCTACAAGATTACTGTTGAGATTCGAACGTCCAAATACAGTAACCGCTGCTGAATCTGGGCCGGCAACCAACAAACACTTGATAATCTCTTTTTCGTTATTTCCAAAATCTACAGAGACAGTATACTCTGCACTCATAAAATCGCCAACATACCATTCATCAATAACAGTATTAGGGTATACTAATACCCAAGGACCTTTATGAGCTAAATTAACACCATTTTTCAGTAGAAGGGTGTTTTTAACATTTCTGGAGAAGTAAGAAGCAAAGTTAATCATAATTATATTTATCAGATATTAAAAAGCCCGAACGGGCTTTTTAATCGTTGGCAATTTTGATTAACTTTTTGTATTCTGGCAAATACAAGTATTCAATATCACACCTTGAAAGTGTATCGACAGCATCTTCGAGTGTTTCTACTAGCGGATCACCACCTAAATTAAAACTAGTATTAAAGATAATAGGACACCCTGTTTTATCATAAAACGTTTTAATCAAATCGTAATAGTGTTTATTTTGATCTTGCGTAACAGTCTGTATGCGACAAGTTCCATCAATGTGAATAATACTCGGAATCTTTTCAGCAATACCTGGTTGACAGTTTACAGCATACATCATTGTTGGGCTTTCTTCCATACCTCTCAGATCAAACCATTCGTGTACATGTTCTGCTAGAATACTGCCAGCAAACGGCCGGAAATATTCTCTATGCTTGACCGCATTAACAAAATCTTTACCGTCTTCAAATCGTGGATCAAACATCACACTTCTATTGCCTAGTGCTCGCGGTCCATTTTCTGAACGGCCTTGGAAAATAGTAACAATGTTCTTGCCTTCTAATAGGTCAACAACATCGGCGTGTGTAGCTTCTGTAATTACTGCTCCGTGCGAGTCAGCAAACTTAGTAATTTGTTCATTAGTATAATGATGCTCGGGTCCTAGGTATAGGCTGTTATTTCTTGGCAGCACAGTGGCATCTTCGCTCATTGCTCGCCAAAACATAAATGCTGCACCAATAGCTGTGCCGGCATCATTACTAACTGGCTCACAATATAATTCAATACCATCATCTTTCAATGCATCAAGATAGTGATAGTTTGCTACACAGTTTAGGCCAAACCCACCGCTGATAACTACTTTTTTACGGCCTGTCATACTCACAGCCTTGCGAATCAATTTTACAACCTGATCTTGTGTTTGTTGTTGACATGCATAGGCAAGATCTCTACGATTTTGCAACAAGGTAATATCACTTGCATCGTTATTGCTTAGATAATCAAACAAATAAGAGTTAACCCAAGCACCGTTCGGATATGTCGGAACTATTAAATTTCTATTTGAAAGTGGATAGGTGCTGGCCTCGTCGAACAGCTTAGGAATATTAGGATTTTCAGTACCGTATGGAAATAACCCCATAGTTTTACCTGCTTCGATACTTGACCATCCGCAATATTGAGTAACTGCTTCGTAGACTTTTGTGATACCTGCACGATCTGTAATCATACATTCGTGTGTACCTTCTTCAAGATATGCGCTGCTGCTAAAGTCAGGAATAATCATGCCTACTGTAGGTCCACGCAGTCCAATGTGTTTATACACTGTCTTAAAAACAGATGGATAATCACAGTTAATGATTGACTCAACTTCAAATCCAGTTTCTTGACTGTCACCTAAAGTTAACGGTATGAATGTACCTGCACCGTCTACAATAAGCGCCACTGCTTCGTCAAATCCGCTGCGATAAAATGCACAGGCTGCATGCAGCTTGTGATGGATTCTAGCTACATCAATAACCTGCGGGTGATTTCCGCGCCCTGCGCTCTTTCTATCAATTAAGCCTAGTTTTCTAGCAAGCCCAGTATAGACATCATCGCCAGAATAGTCAACTTTACCTGCAGTTTCTTGTAGACTTTGTGTATGTGCTACTACTAGATAATCTAGTTTATCAGTATAGTCTAAAATTTTAAGCATTGAAGCATACGGGCCGCCATCATACTTTTGTCTTGTTAGTCGTTCTTCTTCTATGCTAAAAACAATTTCTCCGTCTTTTAGCAAACATATTCCTGCATTATGCCCACGTGCAATTCCTGCAATCCATACTGATTTATTTTGTTGCATTTACGTTATTTCCTGTAGTTATAAGTGGCACCTTTACCGCTTTTTGATTTTTGGCTGATACATCATGCTCTGGATTTCCGCAGGTATTTTGTGATGAGATGGCTTTAATTTCAGGGGTCACACGAGACACTGGCTTAACATAAAATTTTTGTAACATTTTATCTACTGACTTAACAATCACATCTTCAATTTTGTCATTCATAGTCATAATACCATCGTTAATACGATCTACTGTTTCGTCGGGAACAAGTCTTATTGGACTATATTGTCTTAGACCTTCGCCCATATCTAAAATATCAAATTTTTCATAATCTGGATATGATACATTTTCAGCAAATGTTGAACCAACTACAACAGTAGCTGGTTTGTCCATTGCATACGCAATATGCTGTCCAACACTATCGCAACCTAGAAAGTAATCTGCTGCTCCGATAATACCTGCCCATTGTCTTAGATTAATGCCTACAGGTTGTGCAACTGGCAATGAACACCCTTCTTTTTCAAAATTAAATTGAAATTCAGACATTAATATAACTGCGTATTTTTTTTGCAATTGTTTTACTATAGCAACAACATTTTTATAATCGAAACTTCTGCCAGAAGAATCATAGATAGCTGTTTCAGTAGACTGTACTCCTCTACCAAAAGGCTGAAAAATTATAACTTTATCTTTGCCAGTTTTTTGTTTAACTTCAGTGATAGTTATTTGACCTTGTACAAGTTCTTCTGTGGACAATTTTAATGTTGGTTTTGATAATTCTCTGATCCCTTTGCCGTTAATTTCTATATCAAATGCTTGTGATAAATTGCATTTTTGGTTGTAATATTCCCAAACTCGATATGGTTCTACACTACGAACATCCATATCTTTTAATTTATCTTGGAATAAATTTTTGTGCCATACATCATATGCTTTTGAATGTAATTTAGGATGCCCTTTATATAAATCCATTCCTCCTTCACATACAATAATAAAATCGTCGTGTTCTTCTGCATACTTTTCTAATGCTGGAATTGAACATAATACACGGCCGGCGCCGCCATTAATATAAAATGCTTCTGGTCTCATAATTTCCTTTATATACTCAGTTTATTGTCTGAGTATTTATAACGTTGAAATTAATAAGCAAATAAAAAAGGCTCCCTAAAGGAGCCTTTTGTGGAGTAAATTATATTACTCTGGGCTAATTTCGCTATCTGGTTCTATATCCGGTTCTACATCTGGTGTAAGTATAACTTTAGATTCTTCGCCGGTAGGCAATTCTACATCTTGTATTCTTGGATCAGTTGGAAAAGGAATCTGCCATGCATCCCATCCTGCAAATTTTTCAACAGTAGCGCCTAACTCTACATGGTATGCTTCTAATTGAACTTTTAATTCTGTTGATGTTTCGGGATTAGCAATGTCAGCAGCAACGGATACCAGTATAGAATTTCTAACAATGTCGAGTTGTTCCATAGTAACATGTGCTTTCTTCCACGGAAACGGAGTATTCCATTGATTTATTTCTAGATTATATGTTATGTCTGCTACTTCGTACGTATGCTCGGGAGTTGTTATTTCAGATCTAGAGTAATAAACAGTATCGTCTCCTTTTAACTTATATTCTTTCTGCGGTAATGTAGATTGATCAGTAGTATCGACAAAAATTGCTGCAATTAATGGTTCTTCTCTAGCATCGATTAATAGTGCTTTTCTACCTCTACCTGCAAGTGTGTGCATAAAATCAGCTTGGGCATCAGTGCCATTATCTGCGTGCCATCCTGACGAGTATTCAAGTTGCCCAGTTAATCGATCAACGGTAATCCAAATTTTCTCCGGACCAACGTAAGTCCACGTGGCGGTTAGCCCTTTGTCTGCTGTCTGATAAAGGTATTCATCGGGCATATCATATTCAAAATCAAAAGTTATGGTTGACATCTATTTCTCTCTTTAACTGTAAGTTATTCTAATTAATCCAGGACGACCCGGAGTTCCGCATGCACATGTGCCAGCACATAACATAGGAGTTAATCCACCAACTCCCGGAACATACTGAGCTTGGCTAAACGCCCAGCCAGTGGCTGATGCAGCTTGACACATTTCAAAATCTAGGTAGTTATTACCACGAGTTCCGATAACACTTACTCCACCGAGAGCATTTACTAATCCCGCTGGATAGGCAACAAACGCTTTATTATTACAATTGTTGTCAATACAATTTACCCAATAACATCCGCGCACACCTTGATAATTAATATCGCCGCCATATGCTAACGCTTGAATTGATTCTGTTCCTGTAATAGTTGTACTAGTAACTGTTTGCGATCTATCAACAGTCCAAGATAATGCACTTCCAGAAATAATAGTAGTATCGGCAGTAACTCCTGTGCCTGTTAATTTCATTCCTGCAGTTACTATACCTGCACTTATTGTGCCAATAGTTAATGTTGTTCCTGTAATAGTCGATGCATCCATTGTTGCAGTAAGTCCAGCTATTCCGCAAGTACATACCGATTGGCAACACTGTGTAGGGCCTTGCGGACTACAATTGAAACAGCCAGACGCGCCGCCTTCAGCACAGAAGTTGGTTAAGCCAGTACCTACTACCCAAGTGGTACATCCACGGCATCCAATCTGTGCATCCGAACAGTATGTTGCTGGAGCATTAAACAATTCATAGCAACTACCAGGAGCTACTGTAATTGCTTTCTTTGAAAATGCACCTGATCCGCCGGGTGGGCCGTATCCGCAACATCTGCCACCGCCGCCTGCGCCGCCACCGCCCCAAATTTCAAAAGTAGCCTGGCTGACTCCGGAGGGAACAATCCAAGTGTAGCAACAGTTTTCTTGATAACCGTCTTGAAAACATTGATGGCAAGTTGATTGAAAAATATGCTGGCAACCGTCTGGTAGTTGAATAGTCTCAAAACTTTTTCCAGGTACTGTTGTTGATAAAAGTGATCTTAATGTTGTCATATATATATTTTCTCAATTAACTGTAAGTTATTCTTGCAAATCCTGGATTGCCGGGAAATCCGTAACAGCATCCGCCGCCACACGATGTTGCGGAGATGCCGCCACGTCCTGGTAAAAAATTATAATTTGGGTCCAACGAATAACCGATACTAGGAATACACTTTAACCATTCTTGGTTACAGGCGTTCCCTTGCACTCTAGTAGCAGTAAACCCACCACCTTTGTTGACTAATCCGCCGGGAAAAGGAACAATATATTTCCAGTTGCACGGATTACAAGAACATTGTGCCCATAGGTAACCAGGACGACCCGGAGAACCTTCGTCGGCACCATAGTAGCATCTGCAGTCAGTTTCTGTGTAGCATAAACGAACGTTGCCGTTGTTGTTACCTGCACAATTGTAATTTCCCCAGAAGGTAAAGCAACAGGTTCTCCCGCTAAACCCACCTTCTGCACAGAAGTTGCTTAACCCAAATCCTGTAACATAAGATTGACATCCGATAATTCCACAACAGGTGGCCGCACAGTCAGTTGGATATCCCATTAGGATGTTCCAGCAGCATCCGCCTAAGGTTCCTGTAACTGTTTTCTTAGCATAGGCACCACTTCCGCCCGGTTGACCTTGTTGGCAGCAGCATGCACCAGCGCCACCACCACCACCGCCCCAAATTTCAAATGTGACGCTGGAAGTTCCTGTAGGGGCACACCAGTTACACATACAATGGCCTTCGTAGGAGCTGTCCGGTGTGTACTGACAGTACATTGGCATCAGTAGTACGCATCCTTGTGGTTGTAGAGATTTGTTTGCTGAGTACGCAGTATCGTCTCCGTTAGTGTTGGCACTGTATCTGTTTGAGGCACCCTCGTATAATAATGTTCTTAAATTTGACATATTAGTTATAACTCACCTTAATAAAACCGCCGCCGCCACTGACTCCGCAGTAGCAGTTGCCACCTTCCGACGCGCTAGACGAGCCACCCATTCCTGGAGTTTTTAGACTTGCGCCGCCCATTAATCCGTTCTGTGCTTTGTAAGAATGCGCATTAGGAACACTGTTCCGGCCTTCTTTTCTCACAGCTACAAATGCTCTATCGCTAGACAACATTCCAGCAGCAACTGGCATTATGTCTTTATAGTAGCAAGAATTTATGTTACAATTGCTAGTAAACAATCCGCCGCTGCAACCCGCAACTCCGCAGTCTGCGCCAAAGTAACATGCACAGCATCCTGCTATTGGAAAGCAAAAGCCGCAGCCCTGGCCAAACCCTGCAGGAGTGGGTGCTTGGAAACATGAGAACATGTTGCACCATGTACATCCGCCGTAGCCACCTTCTGCACAGAAGTTGCTTAACCCAAATCCTGTAACATAAGATTGACATCCTCGATATCCGCAGGCCATAACTGGACTGCAACATGCTTGGAATCCTGCATACATCACGTAATCGCATCCACCGAGATCGCCGGTAATTGTCTTCTTTGCCCAGGCTCCTGAACCGCCCGGGATACCCCAAGCACAACAGCAAGAGCCTGCTCCGCCGCCTCCGCCGCCCCAAATTTCAAAAGTGATACAAGAGGTGTCAGGCGGCACTTTCCAATTACACATTATATTTCTACAATAGTTTTGATCTTGCGCATTTCCACACATGCCAAGGAACAGTAATTCTTTTCCGGGTTTCTGCCTATGAACTAGAGAAGTATGCCCGATATTTGAAATTGTGCCACCACCACCTGCACCTGTAAGTAGACTTCTTAAGGTTGCCATATGTTTAAGTTCCTGCGATTAACCAGCCAAATGTTGCGCCGGTGTATACTAATGTAGCTGAAGCGTTATTAACGTTAATAACTAGGTCCTCTGCTAAATTTTGAATCTTTGCACCGTTTCTAGCAATAGTGATATTGTTAGTAGCAGAAACTCCGCCAATATCAATGATTTGAATAGTATCATTCTCAAGTAATGATGTACTCAAAGGCAATGTAATTGTAAATTCGGCCACGGTTGAACTAGCTAGGATACGATCGTTTACAACAGCCTGATAAGTTGTTGTGACGGTGCGTAACACTGTACTAGATGTTCCGGTTGTTGTGATATATCTTCCCATGTTATTATTTCCTTGACTGTATATTTATTAGATTGTAGAAGTTTCGATACCAAAAGCTACTGCACTGACATTAGCTGCACTTGCTCTGACTACGAGCTGACGGCCTTGATCCATTACAATACCTGTTCGTTCTAAAACTCCCTTTGCTCCAACTTCTACATCATATTCGATATATTCTGCATTTGTTGGTGTCCCTGTTGATGCTACTGCTACCCGCACGCCAATCGGCGAGTTGCCTCGATTGCATATACTTAGACTTACTACACTAAATGTTGTAGATGGGACTGTATATACTGTTGTATTGACAGCAGCTGATAAATCAACTGCTCCTAGTCTTCCTGTTGCCATATGTTTTCTCCGTTATCCTAATAAAAAGTAGTTGAGTGCAACTGGGCTACCATCAACGCCACCAAGGAAATTTACCTTTGTATTTATGTTGATTTGCACTTCTGTTGTTGTAGTGATGCTGTTTCCTGCAATATAAATCACACCTGCTGTTAAACTATTAACATTTAGACTTGATCCACCACCGCCAATTTGACTGCTAATATATGCTTTAATAGCACGTTGCGTAGGTATAACATTATCAGAATCTGCTGTAAAGAATGGATCTGTACTAAACTCGCTAATATTTGCTCCTGCGCCGCCAAGTGCAACTGAACCTAATTGCAATTCGTTCAACCCTGCTAAGTTGAACGCATCAGCATTAAGAGTTGCTACCCCTGTTGCTTGTTCTACACTAAACAATCCGCCAACTCGGAAGTTACCGTCTTGATCAGTTGATGTATAAAATACTCGGCCGCCGTTTGCGTTAACAGTTTCTTTTGCAGGATTTGGATCCTGTAATGGTATGCCTGGATAATTTGACAACGTCTTATTTCCAGTACCGATTAATAGGAAATCGTGTCCTGTTAATCGTACCTGTGAATACTGTTTACGTAACGAAATGCTTTCCGCATGTTCTGGACTTTCTGCTTCGTTAAGTGCAGGACTAATCTGCAATCTAGCAGAGTACTCGCCTGATACTGGCCCGATAAATTGAGTTACTTGAACAACTCTATAATAAACATCATCAATCCCTGCAATTTGCAAGTTAGCGCCCTCTGAAGGACGGGCTGTTAGGTTATTTAAGAACAAGAATGTTCCAATTTGATAAGTATCAGCAAATCCGTCTCCGTCTACTTGAGCAGAAGCAGATGAATATAGTGTTCCTCTATTGATAAATGACGGGCTAGCTAGCACACCATCTCCAATTCGAATTGTAACAGTTGCATCTGCACCAGTATTATTGGGGTCAGTAATTGTGATTGACGGTGTTGTTAAGTACCCGCCGCCTGGTTCTTGTAGCCAAATTTGAGTAATTTTATTTTCACTTACATATGATCTTGCACGAGCTTTTGCTCCAAATGTAGTTGTTAATAGTCTCGTATTATTTGGAGACAATACTATCCATTTTCCGATTCCGTATACTGCTGCTACATAATTTTTACTAATTGTCGACGTCATTGCTCCACTACCAGTACTTAATACAAATGTGCTACCTCCACTAGTTTCAGAAATAGTAAATGTTGTTGCACTGTTAACAGTTTTAATGTAATATACAGTATCAGCAATCATACTGCCAAATGTTGTTGCATCAAAAACAATAAGGTCGCCCACTGATAATAATTCAGTATTTGTTGTGGTTAGATAATTAGTATCTAACACATAGTTAATATACGAACTAACAGTTGATCCGCCAGTACTTACTGCAACAAATTTATTATTTCCGTATGCACTGTTATTCCAGTTGCTACTACTGATTGCAGGACCTTCGCTCCATGTAATACCGTCTATAGATATCGCAGTTCTTGTACCGCCGTATTCGAAGGCCATAAATAGGCCACCACCGTAGCTTACGCTGATCCATTTGGCGGCTGCACCTGGCATTGTTGCTGCGGTCCACGTAGTACCGTTAGTACTGTATGCTGCCGATGTTGTTGCTGTTGCACTATCCCCTGCTACTGCCACGAACGTGTTATCGCCAAATGCAACACTACTCCATACATCGCTGCTTGGTAAGGTAGTACCTGTAGTCCATGTAATACCATCTGTAGAATACGCTGCATTTTGTGAGCTTGACACTGCAACAAAGTACGGTGTAGCTTCTGGTGAGCCGTAAGCAACACTTGACCAAGTTTGCGTTCCGATAGTACCAGTGATCCAATTTGTGCCGTCTACCGAATATGCTGTTGGATTGGCACCTCCTCCGCCTACTACTACGAATACCCCTTCTCCAAATTCAGCATCATACCATGATCGTGCTGCTGGCAAATTGTCTACACCGTTTGTTGATTGGTCTACCCATGTTACTCCGTCGGTACTAGTAGCAATGTTTCTGCTAAAGTTAATAAATGCTACATATTTGTTACTGCCGTTATACGCAACAGCAGAGTATTCGTACCCGCCAGTAGACGGAATTGTTACATCTGTCCATGTAGTACCGTCTACAGAACTAGCTGCATATCCAATTGCATTATTATCATGGCCTACAGTTACAAACTTAGTGCCTGTCCAGATTATATCAGTCCAGTATCCGCTTGATGGTAAAGTAGATGTTGTAAATGTTCCAATAATATCTTTAGATGTTGACGTTATTGTTGCAGTGTCGAATGTTGTGTCTTTTGCAGTCCAAATAATACCGTCTTCGGAAGTTGCGGCTACTGATCCAGTAGCTACTGCATAGAATACACCGTTACCATAACTAACAGTATTCCATTCCAATGATGATGGAAGAGTACTTGCAGTCCAGGTAGTACCGTTTAAACTATATGCTGTAGCATCACTAGCACTAGATACAGCAACAAACCTATTTTTGCCGTAAGCAACACTAGTCCAAACTTCGGTAGCAGGCATAGTGCGTGATGCCCAAGTTGTTCCGTTTATAGAACTTGCGGCCTGCGTCCCATTACTAGATACTGCAACAAATATTCCTTTTCCGTAAACAACACTAGTCCACTCTTCGTTAGATCCCGGCAATGCTCCAGTTGATGTCCAGCTAGTACCGTTTAAACTATATGCTGCATCGTTACTGCTGTTAGATACCGCTATAAATCTACCGTTACCAAAGGTAACAGATGCCCAAGCTGAAGTAGTTGGCATTCCTTGAGTAATCCAATTAATTCCGTCTACTGAACTTGCTGCTGTTCCGGCTGTGCTAGATATTGCAACGTATATTCCGTTGCCGTTAATAACTCCGTAAGCAACACTGCTCCAACTGCCGCTTGCGATTATGCGAGATTCCCATGTGGTACCGTCTACTGAACTAGCTGCAATAGTACTAGAAGAAGTTGATAGTGCAACAAACTGAGGACTAATAGCATTGCCTGTATGCGAGAATGATACTACTGAATCGGAGTTTTCTAAATTAATGCTACTAACTGTAATTGTAATATCGTTTGCAGGACTTGTGCCGTCTAAACTTGTTCCTGCAATAGTTAAAACATCGTCTTCTGCATAGTTAATACCTGCTGCCGATAATGTAACGGTATATAATCCATTTTTACGAGTTACATTAAATGTTGCTAACGTTCCGCTACCACTAGAAGTGCTTGTAACAGCCGAGTATGTACCTACACTATTTCCGTATGCACCAACACTCCATTCAGCAGCACTTGGTAATTCGGCTATTTTAGTTGTAGTATAAGTAGGCGCTGCAATATTAAGTCTTGGACTAATAGTGTATGCAGAAGTCACATTCAGTTCAGCTTCGATATCGGTTCCAGGAACAATATGATCCCATCCCGATGTGCCTGTGCTTTCTTTATTAATTGTTGCAATTTTTGTAGGAGCGTTATATGTAGCAATTACACCGTATTGACCGGCTCCTGTGCCTGTAGTTATATAAATGCTCATTCCCACATATGCAACACTTGATGCTATTTCAGTATTAGCTAATGTAATTTGTGTAGTATTACCAGTTTGAGCTAAGTTTGACGCAGTAAGATATCCTACACCGCCTGGCCCTGAACTGTCGCCCGGATCAGTTAATCTGCCTTCGTAAACGCCAGCAAATCTAAATTCATCACCTTCTATTTCAACTCCGTTTCCTGCGCCACTAATAGTATACGTAGCAGATGTATATTCAACTCCTGCGTTGTTGTATTCAATTGATAATATTTGGTCGCCATCAGTAAACACGTTGCCAATTATAGCTTCTGTGTTTCTGTTATTTACAGTTCCGATTACTGGATCTTCTGTAACATCTACCCCTTCTGCAACACTACCAAATGTACCATAAGAGTTGTTACCGTTTGTAGCACGGATCTTACCACCATTTTCTGCCAAATATGCAATATGGTTATAGTACGCAAACACTGATACTAATTCTGCGCGGCCTAGGTTAGTAATCCATGCTCCTATTCCGTCACTTAAAATTTGTGTAAAGTCGTTACTAACTATAGAGTCATTTCCGCCAGCGTGCAATGATCCGTCAATTTTCTGTCCAGTACATGCTGTACCGAACGTAGTAACGTTTTGAACGTAAGTTGATTTATTAGTAATCCATACACGAGTATCGTTCGGTCCCCATCCTGGATCTAATGATACATATGCGCCAGCTAGCGGCCGGCTAGTTCCAAATTCATTTGCAACTGTTAGGCCTGTTGCAGATCCAGCGCCTGCGGTGTTGCCGTCTGAAGTGCCGTCTAAATCTGTTAGGGTTTGATTACGGACGCCACCGCCGTTGCGTACATAATACATATCTTCTAGTTTAGAACCACGTAATGCATTTTTGTAATACCTAGATGCAAATACTACATAGTAGTTTCCGGTGTACGTCATATCTTCTGCAATAGCAGCAATATAACTAATAACATCGTTTTCACAACGATCAGCAGCATAGAACCATGTTGCTGACATTGATCCAGTGTCGTCTGAAAGATCAACTGCTGTGCCGTCTAGTGTTAATGATACTTTAAAGGTTGTAGCTGTTAATCCGCTTGCAAGAACATAATACGTTGTTCCTTCAGCAACTCCTCCAAATACTCCAGTAAATCTAATAGTATCACCTGCTACTAACCATGATTGTGATGAACAAGTAAATGTATTAGTAGCACTTGTAGATGCAGAAACTGCGGTCTTAAATGTTTCATTAATATATGCTGTAGCCTCTGCTGCTAGGAATCCTGCATTCAATCGAAGGATAGTTGCACCATTAATCATATCAATACTGGTAGTCGGAGTGTTTCTTCCAGTGTTTACTGGAAATGTTTCAGAAGTAACTATACCAATAATATACGACCATAATAAATCGGCAAATACTACTGCACCACTTGCAGCAATTTCGGAAACTTTTAATCCAATAAAATCAACAACTGCTTGCTGTGCTTCTAATTGTGTCGTTAGCACAACTTCGGTCGATGCTAACCCTCTTCTATACGATAGTCCGCTTTGGATAGACAAAAAGTTAGAACCAAACATTAGATCATATCCTAATGCATCGACCATGTATCCTACATCTCGAGAGCACAATGCTTCATCAAAATTTAATGTTGGGAACGATCGTTTAACAAACTGCACAGCATCGGATTGAATTTCTGTTCTAGCACTGGTAATTGCCGCTCTAGCTGTGATTAATTCTTCGGCCGGCCATGTAAAGTCTGGAGAAATTGTAGTTGGCGAAATTCCAGTATCGATTGTATCGTAAATTTCTTGAATGCGTGTCTGTGCTGTTGTTGCAGCAGGTCCGCTACCAGCAGTGCCACTGACATCTTGAGTTAGGCCTGTTGTTTTTGTCCAACCAGCAATATCACCAGTAGCAATATTATCAATAATATCTTTGATTCTTAATTGTACTGCTAGTGCCGGTGCTTTTTCTATTGTTGGTTCAACAAACGAACCCAAACTGTAATACGATCTAGCAGCAATTTCTGTTGCAAGATTTCCACCATACGTTAAATCATATACTAATGCGTCTACAATATATCCTACATCTCGTTCACATGTTGTTTGTTGTGTACCACCGTAGACAAAATCTACAAACGGACTAATTTCACCAACAATCTGTGCATTAATCCATGCACTTACTTCATCTTGTAAAAATGCCTTGTTGGCATCGATCAACCGAGCAGCATTAAAGTACCCCGCAGTAAATGCATTTCCTGATCCACCAGTTGGTGTAGGAAGCACATATGCATCCGGAGTATTATTTGTAATAATATCTTTGATCTCGGCGGCATTTGCAATAACAGATGCTAACGCAGTCGAACTTCCAATATCTCCAGCTCGTTGACTTGTAGTGTCTTGAGTAACTGTATTACCTGTTGTAGGAGTTACTGTAATATTTTGTATTACATCGCCGGTAATAGTTCGTATGTATGACAATGCAGTTAATGATTTAGCTTTGTCATTATTAGCCACTAATTTTCCAGCAGGACTAACTCTAGTACTTCTTAATTCGTCGCCAACAACTGAAGTGTTAGCAGGAACTCTAATAGGCAATACCTCATAATACTGACCAGTCTTAACATTAATTGTATAGTTCGTTACATCGAGCTGTGGTAAACTATTAAGAGACTGAGTTGTTAATGCTGTTGTAATTACTGAGAGTAAATTATTGCAAGTAGTCAATGCATTGCTTTCGGCAGTGTAATCAGTATCAATGATTTGTTTAACAGGCGATACCACTCCGTTTAGTGTTTGATAGTTAACTGCAGGAGCAGTGTTTGCTAAAATTGCAGTAACTAACGTTGAAATATATCCAAATGCTGCAGAATCTTGCAAATATTCGTCTTGTATGCTATCAATTAATACGCCAAACGCTGTAAAATACGACTGTGTTGCAGCTACGGTTTTTTCATTTCCAAGGTGAGTCAAGTCATATACAATAGCGTCAACAATAAGGCCAGTATCTCGCTCACATAATGCAGGGTTATTGTTAATAAATCCTGCCCAAATGCCAGTGTTTAATGTAATCTGCTGATTTACCCATTCGGTTACTTCAGCTTGGATAAATGTTCTGTTCGTAGCTAAGAGATGACCAGCATTAGAATTTTCTATACCTTTTTCAATCTGCTCAGCGGCGTATCTGACGCTGGACCATGGTCTATCAATCGTTAACCCAAATAACGGAGCAGGGGTATTTTCACCGTGAGGAGCAACGTACACAATTTTAGGAATCACTCCGTAATACGACCATTCAGGAACTCCAGAATTGCTAACGGTATATACTTGACCGGCTGTTCCAATCGGAAGTCTTGTTGGTCCGGCTCCGCCGTAATAAACAGTATCACCTATAGTTGTTAATACACTTTCTTCTGGTCCCCCTGATAGCAAGTTCCAATATGTTCCAGTAACATCATTATCAGGTCGAGTTCCTACATCTACAGACGAATGTGCTAAAATACAGATATAACTGCTGTTATCGTATCTTACCGCGTCGCCTAGCACATAATCATTCGAGCCAGCCCATGCGGCTTGCCAACGAACTCCGCTGTTTAATCTTTCCCAGTAAGTTAAATTAGGCGGAATCTGATTTAAATTGTCTACTACTGCAACATAGGTGTATCCGTTTAATCGAATTACATCACCAACACGATATGACGCTGAATCGACCCAGTCGTTTTGAAATCTTAAACCAGTAGTATATAATATCCAATCAGTAGCATTGGTAGAAGGTGGGGTTCCGATTAAGGCTGTATGATTTGTTAATGCCTGGTATGAATACCCGCCGTACGTAACAATATCTCCAGGTTGATAAATGTTTCCTGCAGTCCAAGTACTTTCAAATTCTAGCCCTTCGACATATTGTATCCAGCGTCCGGAATCTTCGTCACTTTCAAATGTTGTACTAACAGATGACGAGTGAAATGCTGTGCAAATCCAAACTCCGGCACCGTATTTTACAATATCGTTTATTTTATATCGAATTGTAGCATTACTCCAATTACCTTTGTAATTAGTGCCACGATTCATGTAGTCCCATTTACCTTGGTCTGCTTCTAATCCTGCAGATACTGTACCAGAACTAGTATGCCCTGAATTACAAATGTATGTTGTACCACCGTAAGTTACAATATCGTTAATTTTGTAACGAGTAGTAATACTCCAGTCTCCAATCCAGTTAAAACTTTCTGCGTAGATATCCCACTTGGCTAAGTCTACTTCTAAACCTGAAGACAAAGTAGCTGCTGATACATGGCCTTCATTACAGAGGTAACTATTTCCGCCGTACTTAACAATATCGTTTACTTTGTAACGAGTACTTATTTCCCAATTTGTTTTGTAATCAAAGCTTTCTGCATATATGTCCCAATCGCTTTGATTAAGTTCTAGGCCGGCTAATAGAGTAGCAGCTGAGGTATGTCCATTATTACAGATATATAGATATCCGCCATATTTGACAATATCATTTTCTTTGTATATTGTTTCTATAGTCCAGTCAGACTTCCATTCTTGCCCGTCAGTAACCTGATTCCATCTAGTTGGAATATTATCAGTATCTGCATAAAAGTCTGCATTAGCAATGTGTCCGATTACACACAAATACGTCTTGCCGCCGTATCTAATTATATCGTCTTTATAATAAGTTTGTCCAGTGATCCAGTCACCTTGCCATACAAACCTAATTCTACCTAGTTTAAATTCAGCCATCTATAACTCCGTTTTGCAGTTTATGTATTTATTATCTTTAAAAGATATCACTTTATAGTAAATCTTTTTACTCAGCATCATTGCTCATACTATTCATAAAATACGATAGTGCTAACATTGAGCCGTCAACTCCTTTGGTAAATCTCACAGGAACTGGTATATCTATCTGAGTTATTGTCGTTGTTGTAATGTCGGCAGGCCCAACACTTATTAATCCTGATATTACTTGACCTGTTCTAGCATCAGCGCCACCGCCTGACACTCTAGCAGATATGTACCCTTTGATTGCTCGTTGAGTAGGAATAATGTTATTTGAGTCAGCAATAAATGATTGATCTGTTGAAAATTCTCGAATAACAGTTCCGGTCCCTCCTACAGAAATTCCGCCTAACACAAGTTCTTCTAACCCGTCTAGTTGGAAAAAGTCTGCACTCAGAGTAACTGTACCAGATGCCTGTTCTACTGCAAATAGTTCACCACATCGGAAGTTACCGTCTTGGTCAGTGCTTGTATAGAAAATTCGCCCACCTCCAAACTCGCCAAACTCATTTTCTGGAGCTAACACTGTTCCAACTGGATTTAATACAGTTGGATAGTTTGTTTGCACAAAATTTCCTAGACCTATATCTAAGAAATCGTGTCCGGTAATTCTAACTTGACTATAATTTTGTCTAATTGTTAGTAACTCAGCATGATCGGGACTTTCTGCAATTCCTAAATTCTTTGCTATTGTTAGTTTTGCGGTAATATTAGGGGCAACACCTGATATAAATTCTGCTTGTAATACTCTATAGGTGTAATCGTCAATTGATCCAATAAATAGGTTGTCGCCAGGACTTGGTATTTTTTGTAAGTTTTCAACAACTAAGAATTTTCCTATTTGATATTGATCTCTATAACCATTTCCAGTTACACTTACATTAATCGATACATAAAATTGTCCGGCATTTGTAATAGTAGGATTGGCAATAACTCCATCACCTATTCTAGCATCAATAGAAACTGCTGCGGTTGCATTAGGATCAGTGATAGTAACTATTGGAGAAGAATCGTATCCTGAACCAGGTTCCCATATGTTTATACTAGACAACTTACCGCTAGTAACTGTAGCTCTTGCTAATGTTTTAGTTCCGGTTGTTATAAGTCTGGCAGTTGAAGATGGTGATTCCAATCCACTAACTGCGACAAATTTTCCATTACCAAACGCAGCAGCTGACCACGATGAAGATGTTATCAACGATCTACTAGCCCATATCAACCCGTCAGTCGACGTAGCTCCGATAGAAGAACCAGTTACTGTTGCCAAAAATATACCGTTACCATATGTAATAGTTTTCCAACTTGCCGCAGAACCGGGCAGCTTTCCAGGTGTCCAATTAATTCCGTCTAAGCTAATAAACGAACTAGTAGAACTAGTTCCGTCAATTACTACAAATCTGCCATTACCAAATGCAACTGCTTCGCAGCCGCCAACAAAAGATCCAGTACTCCAATTAATTCCATCTAATGAATATGCTGTCTGTGTAGCAGTCGAATCGCTAATACTAACCGCAACAAACTTTCCGTTGCCAAATGCTACACTATTCCATTCTGCATAATCTGGTAATGATGCTCCAGTCCACGTTAGTCCATTATCAACTGATACTATTGCTGCATCTGAATAAGCAGCGATTGCAACCCATGTATCTATAGAGTTGCCGTATACTACTGACCTATACGCACCTTCCGGAACCGTGATAGATTGCCAAACTGTGCCATCTGTTGATCGTAACAGAGATGTTCCAGCCGCTGCTACTACAACAAATACCCCATTACCGTATTTTATAGAACTCCAACTGCCTGCTGGAATTGTACCAGTTGTCCAATCAGCTCCATTAATACTAGTTGCAACTGTATCTGTTCCTACTGATACAAATATATCGTTGCCGTATGTAATCGATTTCCAACTTGCAGTAGGTAGTGTTCCTTCTGATGAACTAAAACCAGGATTACTAAATTCAACTCTTGGCTCTATGTAATAAACTGTAGTTGTGTCTAACACTGTTTCAATTTCAGTACCTGAAGTAATGTGATTCCATCCTATGCTATGTAGCGTCATTTCGCCAACTTCGTCAGTTAGCGTAATTGCTGGACCGCCTTCGGTTTCTGACAATACAATTTGTATCAAACTTAAAATTTCTTTAACGTAATAAGTTGTTCCGTATGTTAACCCGCCAAAGTCTGTTCCTGATAATACAACTTTTTGATTTACTACTAGATCAAGTGCGCTGTTAATTACTATGTAATCTGTTGTACTGTCTACTGTCTCTGTTACACTACGAGGAACAAAATTTTCGTTGCCGATAGTAACATCTTTACTAATAAAATCAAATGCAGCAATATAACCGTACTGTCCCGTGCCAGTGCCTGATTGGATGAACAATCTCATTCCTTGATATTGATCCACTGTTTTATTATCAGATGCTGATAATCGAATAATACTGTCATCGCCCTGTTGAAGATTGTTTGTATTAAATAGGTACGAGGTACCGCCTAATGCTGTTGAGTCGCCTCGATCTACTACTCTTGCTTCAAATACTGCACCGTCTCTGAATTCGTCTCCAGTTAATTCTCCATCTACTCCAGACCCGGATGTAGTAAATGTAGCATTTGAATAATTAACTCCTGCATTTGAGAAAAATACTTTCAGTAAACTACCGTTATATATTAACACTGAAGATATATCTGCTTCGTACGAATGATTATTTACGTAGCCAATAATCGGAGTTTCACCTAAGTCTGAACCAAGTGCAAGACATCCGTATGTACCGTAAGAATTGTTACCGTTAGTTGCACGAATTACTCCCCCAGCTTCACTAAGATATCCAATATAATTATAATAACTAAAAACCGAAACTGCTTCAGTCTTTCCTACGCCGACTGTCCATATTCCGATACCGTCACTTAGAATTTGAGTAAAGTCGTTACTAACAATTGTTTGATTCCCACCGTTATGTAAATTGCCGTCAATTTTTAATCCAACACATTTTGTTCCGAATGTTGTTACATTTTGGATATAAGGAGATTTATTCCCCACCCATGCTGATTCATCATCAGGACCCCAACCTGGATCCAAGCTGGCAAAAGCGCCGGCAGTAACTCTTTTAATTAAGTAGGTATCGGCTACTGTAAATTCGCCCGATAATCCTTTTAACGTCATGTTACGCAAGCCTGTGCCGTCTCGCAATAAAAACATATTTTGAAGCGCATTTCTTGCACCATTAGCTGCATTTATATAATAATTTGTTGCTTCGGCAGATTTCCAGTTACCGGAATATAATAAATCGTAGTTAACTGCGGCAATGAACAATTCTATATCTCTTTTACAAGTTTCTTGGTTAAAATTATATTCTGGATATAATGAAATAATATATCCGATAGCTTCTTGTATTAAAAATTCTTTATTTCTTTCAATTTGTGCAATAGTCCTGATAATATTTAAATCTGTACTTGCAACATTAGACCCGCTTATACTTGGTACAATGCCAGGATCTAATATTCTAACAGAGATATTGCTTACTAGTATTTCTGCCACACTACTAGTACTATCGTCTCCAGCTGCTCCGCTTGTATCTTGGTCTATTTCAGAATACAACTCTGTTATAGATACATTAATAATTACAGCTCTAATAATATTAGCAATATAAGAAATTGCTGCTGCTGTTTTTTCAGCGTCCGCAGCAGGGATTAACGTAGCAGCAGGTTGTACAATTGTTCCGCGAAGTTCGTCTCCAACAATTGCTACAAATGCCGGAACTCTAATTGGCAATACTTCGGAATACAATCCTTGTTTAACTAAAACTGTTGCATAGCCTGTAATATTTTCACAAGCGTATCTAATAGTTTTCCACGGAGAATTTAAAGTTGTTCCGTTTCCTGGCATGTCGGCGCCGGTCGTACTAACATAATAAACTTTAGCTGTTTCCCAAAGTTTACTCCATTGAATGTTTCCATTGACTACTTTTAAAACATCTCCAGGCTTTTCGATATCAAGTGCTTTTGTACGCACTGTCTCACTTTCAACATCAAACCCGTAAGTTTTAATATCACCTATGCTTCTTAATCGATTACTGTCTGTCCCAAAGGTATATAAAACCCAATTTGTATTACCAGTATCTACATCCGGACGATTATTAGATAACGAATCGTGTATTGCTACGCATCTATAAGCATGTGCAATCCACATAACTACATCACCGATTACATACGTTGTTGATAAGTCCCATACACCTTGCCACTTTTCTCCAGGAACTACTAGTTCCCAGTAAGTAGAATCAATAGTGCTGCCGTCATCTGGTAAATCAGTATCGTTTCCTGTCGAGTCTGCAATTGCAACATATAGTTGTCCTTGGCGACGTATTAAGTCTCCAACAAAATACGATGTGCGAATATTCCATTCGCCTCTTATACGTGTACCTATGTGTACTAAACTCCAAGTAGAAGATTCCGGTGACGGGCGAGAGTTGATATTAAGCAAATTACTTACAAATAAATATCCTCCGTATCTAACGATGTCTCCTAACTGATATACAGCTGAGTCTACCCATTGGTGCTCATACTCAAATCCTGGAACAAACAATTCCCATCTTACACTGTCAAAATCAGCATCTGACGTATGCCCGGAATTGCATATCCATAGTCCGGCGCCGTATTTTACAACATCATTTACTCTGTACCGAACTTCGAAAGTCCATGTGCCTTTGAATTCAGTTCCTGCTCTAACTACTGCCCAGTTAGCAATATCAAATTCTAATCCATCTGAAATGTCAGCTGATATGTGACCAACTGTACATCGATATACAACTCCGTTGTATCTAACAAGATCGTTTTCTCTGTAACGAGTAGTTTCTGCCCAATCACCTGTCCAGTTTTCTGCAAAACTAACAACTTCCCATTTTAATAATGTTAAGTCGGGCTCAAGTCCGTCATTAGACTCAGCTGCAGAACTATGAGCAGTTATACAGCGGTATATTATACCAAAATATTTTACAATATCATTTAATTTGTAATATGTAGCTGGAGTCCATTCAGTTTTCCAATCTTCGCTAAGTGTATGCAATACCCAGTTGTCTATCAGGTCTATTTCGAATCCCTGTTCGTTAATTGCAGAAGTATGAGGAATTACACACAAGTACACATTTCCAGCATATTTTACAATATTGCCTTTTGAATAATAATTATCAGGAGTCCACTCGCCTTTCCAAGCATATCCATCTAACATAAGAACCCATTTAGGCACTGGGGATGGGGGGACATCATTGTTTAGATAATCTAAATCTATATAAAAGTCTGTATCAGCAGTGTGTTGTACTAAGCAAACATATGCTTTTCCGTCATAACTGATTATCTCGTCTGGTATATAATCCGTAGTTGCGGCCCATGCCCCACGCCATTTATATCTAATTCTACTTAATTTAAATTCTGCCATTTTTTAATTCCAATATTAGGGTGCAGTTAATGACTCATAGGTATAGCCGTTATTAATTCTTACTACTAGCTGGCCGTCTTCATCTACATAATAAAACATAGCTCGATCATCCCAGCGATATTGTTCATATCTTAGATTTTCGTAGACTTTATTGTGATAAACATCTCGGCCTTCAAAAAAATCAACTCCAACATCTAAGTCGTTATAGTTTTCTTCTTCGTTTCCTATTTCATTCATTTGAATAATATCTGAATCTTTCATTTGATCGCTTCGTACTAAGTATACTGATCCGTCTTCGCCACGTCTTAATCCGTAGAAAAATCTAGGTGTATCTCCTAATCTAGTTTGAGGATCGGTTCCTAAATAATAACTATTGCTTGACATATTACGAAATCTCCACGTAGCTTACTACAACATCGATACTGTTATTTTTATCACTTTCAATTCTAAGTCCTGCTGTTTCTGGTAAAATCAATTTTTCCCCATTAGTAATAAGTTTAACTGAACTATTAGGACCTATTGTTAATCCTTTAATATACACTGCTTGAACACTGTCTTCACTAACAACATATACCGTTACAGATACTGTGTCATAATCTGTAGTGTTGGCAATATTACAACCAATTACTGTAGCTCGTACTCCTTCGGGTATTTGCACAACATCAATTGGAACAATTCCTACATCTTTAATTACTGCATGTTTAAAACTAGTTGGCATGGTATTATCCTAAAGTTAGTACATATGAGAGAGAAATATCATTTGCTTGTGTTTCTGACACTGCACCTGACGCACCTGCTGGACTTGCCCAAGAAATTCCGTCCCATATTTCTAATGCTTTTGAATTAGTATTGTACCTTGTCATACCAGTTACTGCATATGCATTTGGACGTTGTGCCTCGGTGCCTCGTGGCGGTACAAAACCGTTTGTGCCTACAAATTTTACATATCCCAACCCTGTTTGATTGATTGTTGTAATTTGATTAGAAACTATGTTAGTAATAGTATTATCAACAATTTTGAAATTACCTAAACGTATACCGCCTGCGGCATTACCTTCAATAGTAATGTCACCGGTCGTTGTTGTAATTTGATTATCTTGAAAAACAAGATTACCAACTTGCAATGTAGGGAGGAATGTAGCATTAGTGTATAAACTTTGTGTGTAGACTGAATTCCATCTTACTAATGCTGTGCCTAGGTCGTAGACAGCATCAGTTTCTGGTATTAGATCGCTAGAAATACTAGCATTAACAACAATTTCGTCAGTTTGCGCATCACCAATTTGGATGTTACCACCGATAACAACATTTCCAGTGGCATTAATGTTTCCGCTAACAACTAAGTTTCCGTTAATATTTGTATTTGCTAATAGATTTATTTCGCCAGTACCGTTAGGTACTAAATCAATTGAACTATTTGAAACTGTTGTAGAAATTACATTACCTTGTAATTGTAAATCATCAATTTTTAATCTCGAATGATACACCGTAGCTTCGCCTGCTGCTGCTGCAAACACGATCGTTGAGTCATCGCTGGTAATGGTGTTACCATTGAATTGTAAATTACCAACAGTTAGTTGAGTGTCTACTGTTAAATTTGTAGAACGGATTGTACCGTTTACATCTAAGTCAGTAGTAGGGGTAGATGTCCTTACGCCGATGCGGGAGTTGGTTACGTCAAGATAGAGTAGATCAGTCTCAAAAGCTAAGTCCACACCATCTCTGAGTAGATTAGACTTTAAGAGCTGACCGGAAATACGACCAATAGCCATTTGCTCTCCAATAAGGACACCGGGTTTCACGGATTACCTGATTTTCAGCTTGCGCTCTTTGCCGGTATACCACAGTCGGATCTTACAAAAGACTGGTCATCTTTTGTAATTAATAGTATTTATGCAGATTGGAGATTTAGCCGAGGATAAGGCTGTATAAATTGCCTAAGTCAGTCATTACTTCTTGAGTTACAGTTTCGCCACCACCTGTTGATATCGACCATACATTGCCGTCAAAGCATTCTAAATATATTTTTTCTGTGTTCCACCGGGTTTCACCTACTTCGGGAGAAATTGATCTCTCGCTGTTATTTCCTGAAGGAACAACAAAGCCGTTATTTCCTGCTAATAAATAATAGCCAAACCCAGTTGATTGCAAAAATAAAGGTGACCCATTTGTCACTTCTATTTCATTTTCATTTATTGATATTTTTTCTAAAACTGTTCTGCCAGAAGCAGGTGCCAACAATAAATCTTCTAACGACTGTATTGTTGTTATAGTTGATGTTATTCCATTTATCTGTGTTTGATCGCTTACAAATATTTGAGATGTATAAATTCCGTCGCCTAAATTTCCAATTGCGTTAGAATTAGTTGTATAAACAGTATTCCATCGTTTTAATGAACTACCTAAATGATAAAGTTCGTTGTTGCTCAATTGAATAGTTTGTGTAAAATCAGTATTTACAGTAACAGTATCAAGAATATTGTCGCCAATTGTTAATGTACCTAAACTAGTTAAATTTCCATCTATGTTTATATTTCCTACAACTGATAAATTTCCAGTAACATTGGAATTGCTTAGTATATTAACATAGCCAGCTCCATTTGGATCTAATAAAATGTTAGAATCATTAATACTGCTTATTGAGTTTCCGGCAACTATTAAATTACTAGTTACAAGTCGATTGTGAAATATTTCTGTTCCTGAAATAATAACATTAATTTCTCCTACTGAAGTTGTAAACGTATTAGAATTATTGATTCGTATATTTCCGACATCTAACTGATTATCAACCTTTAAATTGATACTACGAACGTTTCCAGTTACATCTAAATCGTATATAGGCGGTGAAGCATTGATACCAATTTGTTGTGTACCAACATTAAAATATAATAAATTTGTTTCAAACGCTAAATCTACACCAGCACGTAGCAGATCGTCTGTTAATGCCTGACCTCCGATACGTCCTAGTTGACTCATATTAGTTGGCGTATCCGTAATACACTGTTACGTAAACAGGATTGCCACCACCACCAGAAGCAGGAACAGGAGATGTAAATTTAATATACCATCCATCTGCATAAGGTGCATTCGGGCCTGTTAGACTTCCACTAGAACTTTGTTCAATACTGAAGTTGGTTGTAGAAATTTGCATAACATTTTCAACTAATACAATAACATTGTCATCGCTAGCAGAGTATGATGTAACAAAACTAGTATTCAACGGACCAAAGACAGTTTCGGTGCCGTCTCCTGGACCTATTGTCTGTTTTGTAATTGCAGCAGCTAATGGGCTTGCTACAGTTACCCAAGTGCCGCCTACATATGCTTCAATTGTAGTAAGTGAAGTATTGTAACGGATAGTACCATTAGCATCAGTTGGTTGACGTACTCCTGTTAGTTGAGGGCGTTGTCCTGTAGAACCTTTGGGTAGCATTAACCCGCCGTGACTATTCATTACTACTCGACCGGCAGGACCGTTGGCATCAGGATAAGCAATTAATGTTCTATCATTAATGCTAAACTTAGAAATATTTTTTGTTTTTAAGAATTTCATACTGCCAATGCACTCACAGTGACTGACAATTTTGCAGCAGAACTTGTACCTACCCAAATTTCATCGCTACTGTCTAATACGATTCTTTCTTCTGAAAAGAAAACTGTTTCCCCTGCGGGGACTTCTAAATTATTTACAATTAAATTCCCTACCGTTGCAGTCTTTCCATTTCGTACAATATAAATGTTTACACTGACTAAGTTAGCAGTTTCGTCTGAGATAGTAGGAGCAGCAGTATTACAAAATGCAATAGTTGTAATAGCATTTACTCTTCCAACAACTCCGCCTGATACTGGTCCTCCAGTAGTTGAACTTGTAAAAACTTTTACAGGAGAAGTTACTGATAATGAATCAACTAACGATAAAGTTCCTTCGGGGGTTTCGTAATTTCTAATCATAATTATCTCTTAAAATAGCATACTAAAAACTAGTGCTTTATTTTTGCTTATCAATTCGCCGTTTCTTTTTGCAGTCTCTATACTGTCATTCATGAACCAAATACCAGTAGACCCAATATCGGGTTGAGCAGCATACAGCAGCACATTATCAGAAACATAAGCCGGCGTTGTTCCTATTCGTTCTAATTGTACTGCATAATTTGTTTGTAATTTTCCGGTACCCTGTGTGCGAATATAAATGTTGCTGTTGGTTATGCCTGCTTTTGTTGTAATTTCATTTTGTTCGTTACCGTTCCCTAACTCTAGTCCACCTACTTCTAGTCGATTTGTAAAAAATTGTCCTATCAACTGTGAATCGATCACAATAGAAACAGCACTTTCGCCAAATGTAGAGTAGCCTGTTTGATCGGTAAAATACGCTAACGACCCAGCTTGAGTTGATATGTTAGGACTAATCTGTTTATCCGAGATAATAACACTAGTATCTTGCGATTGAGGTGCAACAATTTGAAATGTAGGATTGTTTAAAATTGAATCATCAACATATTTTTTATTAGGAATATCGTCGTCATGTGTTACATTTTCTTCGTAAGTAGTAGTACCAAATACCGAAACTACTCCGGTGCCTTCACCAATTAATGTTAAGTCTCCGTATCTATTTTCTAACGGAAAATTAGTATTTCTCAATGTGCTACTTGTTAAAATATTAGAAATTTTAATATTACTATTAGTATAATTAAATGGTCCAGGAGAAGCATTATTTGCAAAAATCCAAGCTGACAACGATTCATCATATAATAATGATGCCGGAGATAAATCTCCTCTATCAACTTGAATACCAGAATATCCTAACGTTACGCCCGAGCCAGTTTCTCCAAAATTTAGTGTAATAATATTATCACTGACATCTAAGTTAGTTGCAGCGACCGACACAGTATCTCCTTGTACAATCAAGTTACCTGTTACGGTGACGGCGCCGCCGCTCGATGCTGGACCAGTGTCGAGGGTTATCTTGGCACCGGCGCCTGCTTTAATATTATAGTCACCGTTGACTTGGAGGAATTGTCCCATTACTATTTCCTAGATTATAGTGCTGTTAACTGAATGTAATCGCTTGAAGAATCGTTTAATAGAATCCAAGTATAACGATTGCCGCTAAAATCAGTAGCAAGACGCTTGGTGATTTTAGCAATAGGAGTCGGGGTTGATCCGTTACCGTCGAGGTAACCGTTAATTCTCATCTTGTTATTGCTATTAGGGATAGTTGCTTGTAATACACAAGTTGCTTTAGCACCAGCTTGATTGGCTACTACGAAAGTTTTTGCACCACGTTGCTTAGAAATATAAGCATAGTTAGTTGTGATATTATAT